TTTACCCTTCTTCTCACTACTATACAAAGCCGCCTGCTGTTTTAAAGCCTGCTCCCTTGAGTCGTGAGTACCGACAACCTTGCCGTTTTTCTTGACAACAACAAACTTGCTTCCCTTCTTCCTGACATTCCAAGGCATCAGCCCTTCCTCTTTTTCTTACGCATCTTCCCCAAGGTCAAAGCAAGCCTAGCCTTTGCAGAGTTCTTACCCTTTCCCTTGGCAAGACTCTCCAAGGTAGCCTTAGGGATATTTTTACCCTTCTTTGTGCCGGTAGCTTTTCTCAAAGACTCAGGCTTCTTAATGGCATCCTTTATCCAATGACCCTTAGACATGGAAATCTCCTTGGGAATTCTAGTCCTAGATATAGTCATTAATTCTTCTTTGGTTTCTTTTTAGGCGGAACATCAATACCTATACGTTTCAAACCCTGTTCCATTAAATCTGCTTCCTTGTCATGTCTTCTTTGTTCCTTTTTGTCTTTTGCCCCAAAATTTCTAAGTTCATTTAACGCTTTAAGCCAATCGCCTTCAGTAATATGCTTATAAAACCTAAAATCTTCCCCTGCTTTTTTACCTTTTTGATATTTCATATTACCATATTGAAAACCTACTGAAGCGATAACAGTCTGCAACTCTTCAGGTAATTGATTAAATGGGATTGCAGAATTTTCATTAAATCTTTCTGCTGTCTTATTAATTGTAACCGGATAAATTGTTTCGTTTATTAAATTTAATTCATCTTTGGAAAAATTTACATGTGGCGATCTTGTCATAGCGTCTATTTTATCTTGAGCGGCTTCGCCTTTTAATCCTACAAAGGGTAGAAGTTTTTTAGTTAGTACCGAGTCTTTCCCAAAATAATCTTCTATTTCTTTTTGGGAGTGTTGTCCTATGTCAAAACCACTTGCAATAGTAGCTCCACTTTTACTTTTATTTTTGGCTGGTACACCTAAACTTTCATGGGTTCCTTCAATACCCTTCTGTTGAATCCACTCAACATCTACACCAGCCGGTTTGTCTGGGACTTCGTAGCTGGTAGGTACAATCTCGGCAAGTTGCTCTGTAATGAAATCCTCACCTCCCAGCATATCTATAAAATCTTGCTGCGGTTTTGGAGGTGCAGGAGGTGGAACCATCTCAGGTTGGACAGGCGCTTGAACTGTTTCTCGGCGCTGGTAACCAGGATCACCCGGCATAGGATCAAACCCTGCGCGTGCGTCGAGAACCCATTGAGGAGGTCGCATTTGCTCTTCTTGAAATACTCTTTCGGGAGTTAACATACCATGAGGTTTCGGGGGAGCTTCACCGGCAACTCCTGCAAGACCCATCTCATAACGTTCGACAAGACCACCTACGTCATAACCAATCCAATCGGAAACCTGTCTTATAACTTCATCTCTCCCTAAACCCTCAGCAAATTTAACTAAGCCACCTTCTTCTTTACCCTGGACAACTCTTCCTTTCTGCTTTTCAAACATAGCAGGAATATTTTCTACAACAATATTATCCTTCGGAATAGAAGCATCATCTTCACCAATCTTAGCCATGAGCTTTATAACCTCAATGAAAACTTTCATGGCACGATCTTTAGTATCTTTTTCTTCTTTTGACTGAATGGTAACTGCCTTCTCTACGGCATCAACTTGAATCTTTCTTTCCTTTAAATCCAGTTCCCTGTTCTTGAGAAGCATCTCTGCAGCAGAACTTGCAGCCTCATGTTGAATTTCCTTCTCTTCCAACTGTACCTTGGCGCGCTGAATATCTAAGGTTTGTTGTTGTATGCTCCCTTGCTGTGCTCCAACGGCAGCCATTTGTTGCATCTGTTGAAGTTGTTGAGCCGCTTGAACCATTGCAAATTCCTGCTGACTAGGATCAACTGGACCCTGCTCCTGCATAATAGCGCCTATGCTTTCCTGATATTTAAGAAGCATGTGCTCTGATATATTGGCTTGCAAAAGAGGTCCAATCACTTGCATCTGAGGATTTTGCTGCTGCGCTGGATCAGAAAGGAATGCACCCTTGAACTGTATGTGCGCATCATGGTTCTGACCAGGAAAAGCTTTAATAGGCAAGCCCTGAGATACACTCATGATATCAGCCATGGGATTCTGAGGAACTTCGTCCTTCTTGGGAGGCATAACCTGCTCTATATTGCTGATGTTTGCAGCCGACAGGAGACGCTTATGGACTTCCCGCATATCATAAATGCCGGGAGGTGCCTGCGAAGCCATTTGCAAAATCAACTGAGCCAGGGCAAAACGATGAGCAGAAGATGGAATATTAGGATCGGATACTGGAATGACATCTATGCGCCCATCAAAATCCTCCCGTGCAATAACCATAGACCCACCCACAACATCATAGGGGTAATTGTCCGGAAGATAGGCGTAGTTTATGCGCGCAAGTATATTAAATTCATCCCTTTGCGCTTTATGAAGACGCTTATGTACAGCAGAAAAGAACTTAGCACTAGCCTCAAGAAGAGCTAAGGTAGTACCTACAGGACCATAGTTAGTGGCATCGGAAATTACCTGTTCTGTCGAATCTGCAAAACGCTGCCCTGCTGTGACGACAAACTGCAGCATTGCCATTAAAGTTTGCGACGGCTCCTTGTAAGGAAGCGGAATAATGGACTTATTAAGGTCCATCCCTGTAGCTTCAACTTCTTTAAATTCACCAGGAGCAATGGGATCATTACCACCGACGATGCGCACACCTCTTACCTTGAAGCCACCTGGAAGATTTGCAAATTGACCTGCATCGACCAAGGCGCGCATAGCTGTAGTAGCCGTTAAGGTGAGATTTCCAAGGAAATGTATAAAACCAAGGCCATAAAAGCCAAAGCCGGGAACAAACTTATAATGAACAAAATGATTAATTTTTCTGTAAAGATCATCACCCTCTTCATAGTTGCGCCTAATAGAAAGAACTTGACCTGATTGCTCTTCCACGGTTACTATGTAGGGCAGTGGGAAGGGCCCCTCAAATTCACCGGGCAACTCAAGATAACAATGCTGTTCAAGGAGACAATATTCAGGATCATTTAGGCTATCAGAGTTAAAGCCCATAATAGTGTCAATCTTCTCGGCAATGCCCGTTCTCTGAACAGCAGAAGCTTCAGGAAGATTTAGGTCCAAATACATCTCAACGGCAATTTCCCGCATGAGGTCTTTGGGACTTCTATAAATTACATGGGTATACCTATCAGCATTCTCTAAGTCTACAGCATTCGTAGGGACATAGAACTGATCTACAGGTACAAACTCGCAAACAGGGCGTCCTTTTTTTGCGTCATAATAAACTTTTTTGAAGGCGGAACCGAAGAGAGGAAGATGAAATAAAAGCCTTTCAAATTCATCGAAGTACTCAGGCATTATCTCCGTTATCTCAAAATTCATAAACTCACGGACACGGGTAGCCTGTTCATCTTTCTCGTCGGTAACCTCCCCTATGATTTGTGTGCGAACCGGACCACCTGACGGGAATAATTCGCCGGAAGCTTTCGACTGGAATTTAACAGCCGATTCTATCAGAAGGGGATGGACCGCCGTACATGCTCCCTCGAAAGGATCAGAGGATTCTTCTAGCTTAAGTCCCAGGAGATCGAATCCGTTTTCGAACATCTGCTCCCATTCACCGCGAGACTCCTTATCATCCTTGTACATACGGATAACTTCGGAGCCTATTTCCTCAAGAGTTTCCTTCTCAAGGAATGAGGCAATATTTTCCATATGTTCGTGCTTTACAGCTTCTTCGGTTTCCTCTACCTCTGAAATGGTAACCTCGACAGAACCATCAGGAAGAACTTCTACAGAATCGTCTTCCTCGATAAAATTATCTTTGTCTTCTTCATAAAGAAAAGGATTTTTTTCAGTAGCCATAGCAGCCTTCTTTAATTAACTTGCCAATAGGTCGCTTTTTTGCGAGGGGCTTCCTCATCATACTCCGGATCAGTCGGATGTCCAAGCCGCCAGGACTCCCTAACATAATGAATTGCCATCACCATTGCATCAACTTGGTCATCATGTGCAGCATTAGGAAAAGAAATAGCCTCTAACATTAAATCTTCTGCCCACGGCTTAACTGGCAACCATACACGGCCAGATTCCAACAGCGGAGATGCAGCATTAACCCTTGATATCTTATCACGATCTGGTAAATATTCAAGAATTGGAAGACCGGCTCTTCTCATATCTTGAATTAGTGACTGACCGGAAGCTTTCTTCTCTACTAAAACCGCATCAGGTTTATGCTTTTCGTAAAGTTCTTGCGCCTTTGCTCTTAACTCAGGATATTCGTATCTACCCTTTATATTAGAAATAAGAATTAAATTAGGTACATCATATTCAAGACCCGCGCTATCTTGCTCATGTAATTCAAATATTCCCCAGGTTTGAATAACAGAAAAGTCTGCAGTAGTCTTAGTGGAAAACGCAGTATCTAAAGTCTGAAGAACAAAATCGCAAGTCGGCGGCTCAGGTAAAGACCATTTTTTAAACCACGCCTTCTTTAAAATGCCACCTTCCGCAGCAACAGGATTTTGCATAAATAACGATTCCCAATAACGAGAGCCATTATTTCTTTTTATTTCTTCCTCATCATTCTTCAAAATTTTATTTGATTTCCATTGAGGAAAATAAGAGTCGCCTACAGGAAGATTTAAAAGTTTAGAGGATGCATCATCGAGCCACGCAGGTATTTTAATAACCTCCCACTCACCCTTCTTTGCATTTTCAAGAAGCCAACCTGCAAGATCGTCTTCATGGTAGCGCGTATTAATAATGACTATAGAACCGTTAGGCATAAGTCTGGTACGCAAGCCTGCAGGATACCACTCTTTTATATATCGACGCCCAGCTTCGGAAAAGGCATCCTCTTCGGACATTACATCATCCAGTATAGCAACGTGTGCGCCACGGCCTGCAATCTGAGTTTTAACTCCAGCAGCCACATACGTGCCACCCTTATTAGTTTGCCACTTTCCTGCGCTTCTAACATCGGCTCGAATTTGAACTCCCGGAAAAATACCCATGAATGTATCGGACCTTATGATATCACGAACATTACGCCCAAAGTCAGACGCTAATTGATCTGAATGGGATACAGATAAAATTTCATGGTTAGGATTATTACCTACGTACCATGCAGGAAAAAGCTTAGAGCATATAAGAGATTTACTAGAGCGCGGTGGCAGAAATACCATTAGACGCTTCAAGTCTCCATCAGCCATCCTTTGCAGTCTATTACAAATAACTTTGATGTGGCTTCCCATAACAAAGTCAGCAACCAACTCAGGCGCAACCAGTTTAACAAAGGTAAAGAAGTCAGTCTTACCCTTGACCAGCACATAGTTTATTAATTGGTCTCTTAATTCTATAGACGGCAATTAAGGTTTACCACCCTCTATCAGCTTTAGACCTGCGATATCAGCTAGCTTGTCGATATCCTTTTTTATCGCGTCCTGGTCAGTTCCCGAATCAAGAGCGCCATGACGAATTTTCTGCTCTGAACGATCTATAAGCATCCCTAGATGTTTGCCTACAAATTCCATAGCTCTGTTGGCATTGGCAAAATCATTCTCTTCAAGGGATTTATCGTATATCTCGCTGAAACGATCCAAGACCTTGTTGGCGTTAAATTTAATTTTATCGATGGTCGCCTCCCTTATCTCGTCTATACGCGCCTGAATCTTAGGGCTGTTTAAGAGAGCCTTGGCGTTACGCTCACGAAAACTCTTGTAGCCTGCTTTTTTATAGGCTTCCGGCAAATCTCCGGTACGCATATATTCCAAGCAAAATTTCTCTTGCCGCGCAGTTAATCCGCTAAATTGCAAACCTCCCCTGGAAGTCGGTTCTTCTAGCATACCTTTTCTCCGTTTCAATTCCCAGCGAATACCCTCTACGTCACGACCATTGGGCTTTTTTCGCAACTTGACCAAATGGGCATAAATATCTACAAGTTCATCTGTGCTATATTTCCCATAAAGGACATGAGGTTTATGTTTCATGGGCTATTCTACCACTTCTAGACGGAATTTACGAGACCTTCTTTTGCAAGAAGTACGCCAAGCCTTACCATCTCCCTTATCCAGGCCATATATCTGAATGCTATGCTGCTTAAGTGCTGGCTTGAGACGACGCAAATTATCGAGAAGCCACTTAACATTAGAAGGTATTGTCTTGGGCGGATAATTTTTGACGGTGTAGCATAACTGCACAAAATCGTCATAGGTGCCTTCGAATATCTTTTTCTCGGTCATTACCTCCACCAGCAATTTAGCGAAAGGATCGACATCTATGACATTTGTAGTTGTCGAGAGACGATTATTGTTATAGATATCAAGAAACTTTCCTGATTCCCAACCCAAGGCTTCGGCACCTGCCTCTACCCACTGAACTACAGACCTGAATCCCAAGGTTGCATCCACATTCAGATCATACTGCTTTCGATAACATACAGAAAGGACATTCAAAAGACCACCCAGGATTTTAGCCTTATCCTTTTCAAAAGCATCCAGTATCTCCTTAATACTTCTAGGGTCTTTAAAGGGCGAATCGTCCAGATAAATTGCCATGACACGGCGAGCCAAATCATCCCTCTCTACCAAGTCAGGAATACCGTTTAGAATTACCGGACGAGTGACAGTATACTGATTAAGACCATGATTAGTATAAAGGGCCCGTTTCATTATGGTAAGACCTGTGGCGATCTTACACAGGGTATCAGACATATCTCTCTTTATATTAGATATATTGTCATATACCAGTACATGCCTCGCACGGGCTGCTACAGCTATATCTTCCTCTCCCTTCGGAAAGGTTGCGGCAGTGTCATGATGAGGGTCTATGAGGGCTAGGAGGATGTTACAGATGGTAGTCTTGCCAGAGCCTTGGACACCAGATATAGAGAGGACTGGGTACTCTTTTTCTTCGCGCATAGAAGCCAAGAGAAAACCTACAATCAAAGTCCAATTGACATCGGAAAGCTGTGAACCTCCAAGGTATTGACGCAAAAGTCCCAGGTCACCATTAGGGTCAGGCTCTTCATAACTCTGTGCAGAATTAGCCCTTATAAGAGGAACTGAGTCTGGTATGGACTCGACAATTTCCCAACCGTCTCCATCTAGACGAATGGCGCGAAAATCCTTATCGCACATATTATACCAGAGAGCATTACCTACATGCTTTACGCGGACCATAGGGATTACAGGCTTTCCCATAGCACGCGCCTCATTTAGAAGCCAGCTATAAATAGTCTGTAAGGCTATCTTGGAGGGTATTCGATGGCGCATCCTCTTATATGTGGTCTGTATATGGTGAGTGAACATGGCTGATTCAACAGGCCAGAGAACTTTTTTGTTGCCTGTGCGCCAAGAAACATAAGGTATGTCATCGTTGCCAACATAAAACTTTGTGCCAGCTAAGATGCGATCTGCTACCAAGGTATTAAAATCTTCGACTTCGGGGTTCTCGGGTATCTCTACCATTATTTCCTCTTGTGATCTAAACCGGGTTGGAATATACTCCATCTCGCAAACGGGACGGGGCCTTTCAGCAATGGAGGGCTCTTTCTTTTTCGGGTCTTCAAGGTAGCAGCCCCAGAAACCGGTGTCAACCTCCGACAGCCTCCGACCTAAGTACTTGAAAAATAACAATTGTCGGCGGCAGCGGGTCGTTCGGAGGATGTTTTTCTGATATATATATATATTTTCTTTTTTCTAAAGAAGTTGACGCCTCCGACCCTCCGAACCTCCGACAATGTAATGAAATCAATGACTTAGTTCGGGTCGTGTCGGCGGCAAGCTAGATAAGTATTTGATTTTATTGGGAAAAGACGACCCGACAAATAATGCTGATGAAATTGTAGAGCGGGGAGCCCCAATTGACCACCCGAAAAAATCAATTATGCTCGCGTCATATGGCCGCATAACCCGCCCTACGTTACACACGATATATCATTAAATACTGGTCGTCAAGCGATCCGAAAAAAAAAATGCTGAAATGTGCTAAATTTTTTTCACCTCGTATTCCCCACAAACAAGCACCCCCCTGTTTTTCCTCCCCCCGGGGGCCCTCTCGATGCCCAGACCGGAAAGAACAAACCGTGAACAGACTAGGGCAAAAAAATATCCCGTCGATCTCAGTTTTACCTGAAACCGACGGGACAATTTCACCAGGCTAGCCAGTCAAAGGCGACTAGATATCCAAGTGTGTAGGGTCATTCTTATCACCAAGGGAGCCCGCGCGGTTAGCCTTGATAGCCTTCCTAAGGGCCTTGATACCTTCCGGGCTGATAAGACGTTCCCAACTGTCGCACGTCTCGGTGCTAGGGAACCGCCCAGGGTGGATATTCACGACCACTGCCGGAACACCGTCACGATCTTCCATCTTAGCGGCGGTATAGAAGGATATTCCAGTCTTACCGCCATTCGAGCGCTTAAGGGTAGAATTCTCTGCTTCCAAGCGCTCAATTTGAGACCTAAGGTCTTGTAAAGTAGCCATAATAGATAAGACGCCGTAGCGCCTCCCTTGTATGCCGTTAGTGGCTCCCGATTGACCGCGCCCATTGTGTTGCTTGCGGTATCGCTCCCGTGCCGAAAGAATGGCGTCTAGACGGGCTGTGCCAGTTGGCCCCTTACACGTAAGCGCTCAGCCCTAAGTTACAACCCCCAGGTGAAATTATTTCTGTTCCTGCTTTGTTCCCTCAGTACAGTTTAGAATGGTTCTAAGCCCTAAGTGTTTGATATGTAAGGATATTATATATTACTTTCAAACCGGCAACCATGTGCGCCTAACACCCTATGGTTGAACAATCAAACCGGAACATAAGGCGAACATCAAACCGAATGGTGGGCCAAAAGAACAAAAGGTGAACAAAGGAACAAATCATGAACAGTTCGAGAACAAACCGGGAATAGTGTTGCAAAAATGTCACTGTCAAGCAAAAACTGCTCGGATCGGAAAGAAAGTTTGGAAAAACGGGAACGGAGGGAGAACAAAGGGGGAAGAGTGTGGCAAGGATGTCACAGTCGGAGAGGAAAGCGACACGAGTCGGCCCTTTGGAATTGACGCGATTTCCCCTGGTGGTACTGTCAGCCTGCAAATTTGAATTATCAATTACCTTAGGAGTTACAGACAGATGACACATAGACAGATAAGCGGCTGGTTCGAAGGATCAAACGGCGGCGAATACTTTGAGATGGGCGGCGAATCCCTTAGGACAATCGCCCTGGCAATGATCAAGGAGTTTGGTGAAGATGAGGTATGCGGCGTGGATATCGAGGCCGAAGACGTTCACGGCGATAACGTATCCCAGGCGCTGTACCATTGGCTTAACCCACGCTCAGTATTGGAGGCATGAAGAAAGATGCATTACCATTTCATCGAAGACACAAAGGGCGACGTTGTAGACCTCGTGGCCTACTGTAGTGATTTCTGTCACCGCGAAGATCAAGGGGATGATTATCACGGCTGGAACGGCTGCCATGAGGGCTCAAACTACGATGAAGAGTGCGCCAACTGTGGCGAGATTCTGCATGGTTTGGAGGCATGAAGGATGACTGTATGGCATTTTGATACCACCGGAGAAGCCTATGACGCATGCCAGTGCGATGACAGGCTGAAGGACGGCGATACCTTAGTTTGTGGGCATTGGTGTGACCTGCCTGAGGGATGGCTTCTGCGGCGTTCAGCTAACTGCGAAGACGATGGTGACCCACTATCGATTTCGATCTTAGCTGATTGTCAGCGGGGACAGGGGCAATACGATACCGTAGTTGGAATTGTTAGCACTTGGCCGTCTGCCGTGACCAAGATCAACGGGCAACTGCACAAATTCAAAGACCCTCACACCGTTCAATTGAATGCAATGAAGGAAAGCGCAGCGTTTCATGGGGTTATGGAGGCGCTAAAGATTGCCGATAACATGGGCTTAGAACTTGACGACGGGTTTGTTTGCCCACGCATCGTTGAGGAAATGCATTTGCATGATAAAGATTTCTCCGGCCTTGCCAATGGGGGTACACGGAAATGAGTACTATAACGCCAGCATATGGCCGTGATTATACCTCAGCGAAACAAGCCAAGCGCGATTGGCATGAGGGTAAAGATTTTATCCTTCGTGATATCACAAGTCGTTGGGACGGCAAGCCATGTTCTATTCGTGACTTCAGCAATGGCGCTAATCTGTTCATTCGCTACAATAACTTGCAAGACCTAGTAGCAGTAACAGGAAAGGAGGACTGAAGATGGGGTTTAATAGATTTGATATAGTAGAAGCACACTACTGGCATGCCGCCGATTATCACGGTGGTCAGTGGTCTGAATTATACGCTAAACTATGCCGGATTGGGCAATACTACACGCCTGGATTACTACATCAAGGCTATGAAAGCCTTACCGAAAATGGGAAGCGTATATATAATCAACTGGTTCAAATATGGAGGACTGAATGATTTATTTACTCGTAAACAATTGGGATGTGGCCGTAGCTCTTGCGGCTGTTCCCTTTATTCTGTGGCTTATGCTTTCGCCACGTTTCAAACACATAGGAGAATTCTAATATGCCCCGTTTTATAGGCCATTACATCGCCACTGGTAGTAATCCAAAGATTGTTAAGGGCGACAACAACGTATACCTCACTGCCATACAGCATTTCCTGCCTAGCGATATATCAGGCCATCAGATGTGCGGTATGGAGGAGATAGCAGGATGCCGAAAGGATTGTCTTAACACTGCAGGCAGAGGCCAATCCCCTACGGTAGTAGCAGCCCGAACACGTAAGACCTTGGAATTTGCTGAACACCGTCCCTTGTACGATTACCTCATCGACAAAGACCTGACTAAGTATGAAACATTCTGCCACCGGCATGGGCTTCGTGGTGCTGTACGTATGGCAGGGACAGACGATAGGCCCTGGCATAAAATCCTTGATATGGAAGCCTACGACTTACAGTTTTACAACTACACCAAACACTATCGCCGAGCATATCATCCCATGCCTAAAAATTATCACCTAACCCTGAGCTATTCCGAAGCCAATAAGAATTACGCCAAGGCCGTGCTGAAAGCATCCAAGGATACCGGCACCAATATCGCTGTTGTATTCAAGGGCGCTTTCCCTAAGCGTTTCAAGGGCTTAGATGTAATCGATGGCACCAAGGATGATTTACGTTTCCTTGATCCCTCGCCCTGTTGCATAGCTCTTAAAGCACTCGGCAAGGCCAAGCGTAACACCAATGGCTTTGTTATAGCGGCATAGGAGAAGCCTAATGATTACAATCGTTATGAAATGCCCTGAATGTAGCGGCACAGGCAAGGTTACCTATGATCATCCCAATAATCCTTCAGCTAAATCGGTGGATTGTGGGTGTGATAAAGGTAAAACCGAAGTCTATGAGTCAGCCGATTTATACGATAGCGTCGAAGATATTCGGGCAGATTACCCCGATGCCATAAGCATTGAGCCCCCTCCTGATGCTGATTGGCTATGATGCTTAACGAAATCTTAAAGAGTTTTACCTACCAGTGCCCTCATTGTGGCAAGCTGGTACCTTATCACGTTGCAAGTGGTCCTGAGCAGCATACCTGTGCTTCTGCTCTGGAGTTCCTTAATAGCACAGAGGAAAGGAAAGACAATGACGATATCTAAGCCTAAGATGAGAGAGAAGGCGAGTTCTCTTTGGCTCCTTCGTAACCCATCAATCTGGAACGATTATCAAATGGGCACTCCTGTTACGGTGCTTGCCTTTAGATACAACCTAGCAACAAAGACGATTGAGAACATCGTTAGGGCCTTTAAGAATTGCCCTGAGAACCCGAGACGTTGGTTCTGGGAACAGAGCCAAGGCTGGAAATGGAAGCCCAAATCCTTAGCCACCATTCGTAGGGAGAATCGGCTTAAGTTCCAGCATCGACTAAAGGCACCCGAGATAACTAAGGAGCAGTATCAAAGGGGAACAGTCACCTATATGACCTTTACTCATGAAGGTAAAGAACATACCGTTGAGGCCACAACCTTCGGAGCTATCTTAGACTTGTGGAATCAAAATGGGTCAGTCGCAATCACCAAAGTGAAAGTGAGGTAAATGATGAGCTATTTTAACCTTCCCAAGGTAGAGGAACATCCTATTGGTTGGTATAGGAGCACCGAGACATGGGGCTTGGATGTTAGACCAGTTGCAATACCCGATAAGAAAGCTCTTGTCCTTGACAACGGAGCAGTAGCTGGCACTCCTACCTCCGGCTATAAGACTATCCAGCATGAGGATTTCTTCTTACGCTTCAAGGAATATCTCCTTGATTCAATGGGTGGCTATTCAGCCGGTTACTCTGAGCGTGTCAGTCAGTCGCATAATGGTGCTAGGGCTAAGGTGCTATGGGAATTCCCCCGTATGTCGTTTGACATTGAACACAAGGATGGCACTCGGCATCCAAATAAGTTCTTTGTCCATGCTAGGCACTCTCACGATGGGAAATGGGGTCCGATGTGTGTCTCTGGCCTTATGAATTTCTTCTGCGAGAACCTAGATATGAGTGGAGAGTGGAGGCTCTTTCGCGGTAAGCATACATCAGGATTTTCTCTTGACGATTTCCTAGTTCCTAACGTAAATTGGGTAGACGATTTCGTTGAGCAAAGGGAACGCCAGAGAATGCTACAGTCAAAGCCATGTTCTGATAGCTTAGTCATCAATTCCCTTGAGAATGCACCTAAGTTCTCTCGGCAAACGAAAGACGATGACGGTAACCCAATCCTGTCTGTTGGATACCGGCATATCGGTGAGCCTGAAGAGGAGCGATACGAAAGGGAGTTAAGCCCCAATGGTGAGAAGCTGTACGACAGGTGGAAAATTGAAACGCAAAACTATGGGGATACCCTGTTTGCTTTCTCCTCTGCCATTACTTATTGGTCATCCCATGACTCGGAGATGTTCCCCTGTAGTGTAGCCAAGAGGGGTGCATTCAAGGGCAATAAGAATACCATGTCTACACTTCAAGCACGTCAGGACGATGCTCGTAGCATGTTTAAGGCAGAGCCTTTCTTGTTGGCGGCATGAGGTTGCTAGCTTACATTTTGGTGGGGGCTATCATCTTGACGGTAGCCCTCATGATGTCCGAATCTTATTGGTTTGGGATTGGAATAGCTTATGATTAAGCAAAAGAGTTTCATGTGTGATCTTATTCATGCTATGGCAGATGGCGCTATCACACGGGACGAAGCCTTGGAAAGGGTATTAGCCCATGGTTTTTCCGAAGATAACCTCAAAGACGAGGAAGAAATTTATTATAGTCATGTTGATTCGGAGGGGTACTCCTAAGGGTGATCGGCATCCATAATCTTATATGCTCCCTCCATCGTGCGCATCTTTGGGCCACAGGCTTGGCACCTCCCCGTCAGGCTTTAGTCCATTGATCCCGATCATTGCTGTGTATAGGATAACCGTAAGGGGTTGCGAGGGCCATCCCAGCACACCAAGGCAGTCTGCTTTAAGATTGCCAAGCCCTCACCTTAACCCTGAAAAAGGAACAATCCAGTGAGAAAATTACCAATATTTTTAGTGTCTGCTATAGCAACTATTGCCATCGTCGGTGGTGTTATGGCCTCGTCTTCCAGTGAGACATGCAACTATGACGAAGAGGGCAATTACCATATGCCTAACGGTACAGTGTCAGCCTTTGGCACCATGAATTCCGCTATGCACTGTGCCAGTCTAGGTCTTCTTCCTGATGTTATTTCCCGTAGACTTGGTTTGTTTGGTGGTGATGAAACTAAGGCATGGGCAGATGATATTAAACTCCTTAACCAAGAAGTAATTGAACGTAAGGAGAAGAAACAAAGGGAGGAAATTAAAGTAGAAACCCTTGAAGAGCCTGAAGGTTAAACATGGAAGACATACTACAGGATCGGCTTTTACCTCCATTGAGAGAAATACTGAAGGACTATTTTGATCAATGCGATATGTTAAAAGTCGATCCTATAGATGGTGCCATGGTAATGAATAAAGAAATTCTGCGCTATGTGCTAGACGAGTACAATATAGAATGGTATGTATATTGCGGAGCTTTACAGCTTCTCTGCTCTGAACCCGAGGTTCGTACCCTTATCAGTAAAAGGAAAATCAACTGATGCAAAATATCTTAGACAAATTCGATGAAGAATTACGCCAAGAAAATATCGAGTATATCTGTTACTTACTCGCCAGAGATATCAATCAACTAGCTCTGGATTGTCAGACTAACCCCGATACTATGGATGCTTTTGTTAATACATCTGATGGAGAGTGTTACCATGAGATTACCGCCGCGCTTGAGACGCTCCGTAGGCTTATGGAAAAAGCGAAAGCATTCAAATCCAATAGCAAAACATCTCCTGCAAAATCTCCACTTACGAAAGAGGATAATCCCGTCGAAGAAAACATACACTAGAAAGGGCAAAGCAAGATGGCGATTAAAATCCTAATGGCTTGCATTGGCCTTTACCTTGTCTATATTTTCACAGCCTTTTACTTTGGAGCTTAAGATGTCGAACCTAGAAAATGAAGCCCAACTAGAATATTACTATGAACAATTTAGGGAGGAAGGGCACTCACCGCAAGAGGCTGAAGCACTGGCTCGTCAGAAATTAGAGGAGAATGCCCAATGAGCTATAGACCCATATGGTACCTTGGCCCAGAAGAAATAGGCCGAAACGCCCAGGTATTTGCTACTCATGATGAGGCTCTAGGCAGTGCCAAGGCTCGCTTCAATGTATGGACACAGCCAACAGACTTTGGTGTTGAAGAAACAGATGAGCGCATCACCTATGTCAGAAAAAATAACACCGACTATTCACTAACTGGATTAGGTGAGGGGTCATGAACCATCCGCACCACTCACGCCAAAGCATCAGCGATTGGGAAATAGAACACCGAGAGTGCTTAGGTATGGCCTTGGAGAATGGGGTAACAGAACTGCATGACGCCGAAGAATATCTGCGTGACCACATGCAGCATGTAGATTATGGCTATCTCAAGGAACTATGGGATAAGAGAAATGAGGAATTATAATGGAAATTTATACACCCAGTAAGCGTAACTATCGCTACACAGAAGCTACAAAGAAAGCAGCTAAAAGAAAAAGGATAAACTGGTTTGCCAACTACCAAAGAGGTAAGAAATTTGCCAAGGCTCCTACCCTTACGGATGACGAAAAAGCTAAGGCCATAGCAGAATTCTTAGCCCAAGGCAAAGGCAAGAAGTATCCTCCCGGTGCAACAGGTGATCCGCATTTCCAAGATGATGAGAAGTGCAACGATTTACTTAGCCAAGTAACAGTAATTTCTTACAAAGGGAAATGAAATGAACTTGCAAATACACGACGTAAAAGAATTGTCAATTGAAGGGGGTTATGTTTATAGCGATGAAGGTAAGGATAAGAAAATTAAGATAAA